ATGATAGTTATATCGACCCTTAATCACACATATCTGCTCCACGTGAAAATAATCCCGTTGTGACCAAATAACCGACCAACCATGTTGCCAGTCTGGAGCGGTGACATACTCGGGATTTAATGTACACATACACCCATTTTCCCAAGCCCCATAATGATCTGAAACATCCCGATGATAAAAAGAACCTAATCGGTGAGTATGTCCATGAAGTACATTACAACCAAACTTCTCAAAATGAGCCTTGGCCGATGCTCCACTCCACTTGCGAACTAATTGTCCATGCGTAAACAACAACGGACCCACTCGATAAGGCTTATCTTGTTCTACATATTGAATATTGTGTTTCTCAAAATCCAACAACTTATCCAAATTCAAAGCCCTTAAACTCTCCAACGCCTTTGCATCACTTCTCAAATAACGACGTAATCGAAATTCGTGATTTCCTTCACTGTAAATAATCTTAGCATCTGGAGCTACATCTCTTAACTCTGCCAAAAATCTATTCACAGCATCCAAATCGTCTTGAAGTGTAGCCTTTCTACTGACATCCTTATCGAATTTTGATAATGTGTAAAAATCCCCAATATCCCCAAGGAGATGGATGAGTCCGGGCTTATGATCCTTCACAAAATTAAAGCCCATTCTACAAGCCAGATTTGACTGAAATGGAATATGATGATCAGAAAAAGCAACACTCAATCGTCGATCTACTTTTAATTTACTCACACTATACATCCTTTTCGAATAAAACTAAAAAAGATGACGGCACTTCGGCCTAGAATAGGGGGAAAGAAGCTCAAAGTACCGCCACCGATCACTAACTACTCATCATCCTCACCCCAATCATCATCGTCATCATCATCTTCATCCCATTCCTCATCTTCAGGCTCTGCTTCTTTAGGTGGAGCTTTCTTAGTCTTCTTCTTTTTAACAGAAGGCTTGGGTTTTTCTTCCTCCTCCTCTACATCCATTTTAACCACATCCGAAACAGAAATTGCCTTATGCAGTTCTCCACCATCATCCTTCAGAAGCAAGGACGTTCCATCTCGACTAACCCTAGAAATAGTACATACACCCAAATCCTCATGGTCAACAGTATCACCCTTAACCAGACCAGAATCCTCGGCAGTCTGAATTTCCTCTTCCTTCGGAGCATCCTTTTCAGGACGTTCATCATTGTCTTCGTCGATTTGAAGAAAGATAGACTTCAACTTATCATACTCTAAAACAATTAAAATGGAATCCAAATCAATCGCCTTATCAATAATATCCTCGGCATAAGGCTCTTTCCTCGGTTTGAAATTGATATTTCTGACTTCACTATAAGAATTTCCATCAAAACTCTTAGCCTCAACACCCAATTTCAAAGTGAAACCATCTTCAATATCGGCAAAGTATTCGTAACCATCATCCTCATCGGCGTTAGCAATTGTATCAATCAATTCCTTGCCAAACAGGTGATAACTAATGTCCCACAACTGAATACCTTCTCCAGGAGATTCTGTATCAATAACATTCCACAATTGACGACGCTTAGGACGCAATGAGTTAATCAAAACCTTATCCTCACCGGCATCCGACAACTCCTCCACCTTCTCACAAATAGGACAAGGCTTATTATGTGTTTTTGCAGGACAAACATACGAATTATTATTAGGCCCAACAGGTTTATGCACCCAATAAGTACGCTCATACCAATCATCCCCCTTATTGGCTTCAGGATTATCATCACTTTTCACCACATAGGGAATCACATCAATTCTTCTGGAAACATCCTTTTCCAACTTGAAGAATGTCGTATCCGGCCCAGGATCAACACTCGTTCTAAAAAATCCTTTCTTAGAATTCTCTACTGCCGATTGTGCCGACAACCTCTTTCGTTTGTTCTTACTTCTCTTTACCATTACTCTTTTCCTCTTTCTTAATAAAATCTAATCCCTTGTAATATGCCACCGTGGCATTTTTAACAATCCCATATACAATTGACGGTATTACGAAGTAACACAATACCATCAACAACAAAACTATTACAACATAAAATCTAAACATATCCCAAGTAAACATTATTTACTCTTACACCTTCCTTTGCCGACATCCCACAGGTTTCCGACTCTCTATCACTTCATTTCCTTCCTCTGACGTACTTGGCCTTGCAAAATAATTAGCCAAAAACAATTGCACCAAATTTTCAAGAGCCTTTTTCTTGTGGTCAAATGCAGTCAGTAAAGCCGCCAATATATCGACCCTGTATTTTGCCTCTATAATAGCCGCTTGGGCATCTACATAATCAAGCTGTTCCAGTATTGCCGAATTAATGGCATTTTCTGTACTCTTCTTTAATCCATATACTTCGGGAGCAGCACTAATCATTTTATACAAACTGGCTTTTGTCTTCTCAAGCTTAGATTTATTACTGTCTAACTCTTTCCGAGCATCAGCCAACTCCGCCGCATATTGGTAATACAATTCAGCCTGTTTTTTCCACTCAGTGTCTAAACGATACTCATTGATTTGTAAATCAACACTTGGGTCTTTTGATTTTTTATTCATTTTTATTTTCCTTTTGCAAACACTGCGGTGTACGAATCAATCTTGGTAAGGTGATTCTTCCCAAAGATTCCCGCACAGACCAACCCCACTCCAATAACACAGCAAAAGCGTCTTCCTCACTCAACGAATACGATGCTATAGCTTGTGAATATCCGGCTATATCCGAATCTACATCATTATAATAATTCCTCTGAAAATAAACCGCACCCACTCTTAAAAGCTGTTCAATTTTATCTCCTGATTTCTGACTAGCAATAATAAAATCACTGTCAACTGCCAAATCTTCTTTTTCTTTACTCATTTTAATTCCTTTCCACCTAAAGTACAAAAATGGTCGCCATGCAATGGAATTTTCTCCAAAGCTTTTTCTATAGACCAATTCCAACTCAATAATAAAATAAAAGCTTGCTTTCTAGTTAAGTCACTCACTTCTGTTATACGATTCTTATCATTATGATAAAACCTTCTAAAAAAAGTTTTTTGTATATTCAAAATTTGACACACACCATTATCAAAACTCTTGTAACCAACTACAAAAGGATTCATTTCATTTTCTTTCTCACACATATTTTCCTTCAATTTTTCCTCTATTTTTGTTAAAATTTCTTCAGTCTGTTCGGAACCTGACATATTTTCTCTTTCCTCCATATCCTCACATTTACAACGTAACCTAGTTATCTCTTGTGACATCCATTCAAAACACTCAGTACACTGACACTCAGCTTTATGGTGGGGTTTTTCTAATACTCCTAAATACATAATTTTTCCTCATCAAACTACTGCAAAACAGGCGGCTACTAATCCAGCCCGTTTACTATCATAAAAATTTTCTTCAAATCGCTCAATAATTGCACAAGCTCTTTCAGCTTTTTCTAAATTTCCCCCCAATGCCACCGTAGTAAAATATGAAAGAATCAACCAACGAATACCCTCGGCTTTATCCTGCAAATCATCTATCCCCTTCAAAATCTTTGCCACTTCCCCCCATGACACCGTAGACCTCTGCAAAGCTCGACAAATTTCAATGGCGTCCCTCGACGAATCACCCGCCTCAATGGCCGCAAGTTGTTCCTCTTTTGCTTCCATGCCCAACACCAAATGTAACAACACAAGTGCTTTTCGAGGGCTCCCTTCGACCACTGAGGCTATCCGATCAACAACATCCTCCGACAACACCACCTCTTCTTTCCTCACAACCTCCTTTATTAGACTCTCTATTTCATTACGATTCAATAGCGACAATCGTAACTCTGTACAACGATTTATAATAGTTTTTGGTAATTTTTGTGGGTCTGTTGTACATAAAATAAAGTACACATGATCTGGAGTATCCTCCAACATCTTTAGAGCACCATTGAAAAAATCTACCGTTGCTCTGTGAATCTCGTCTAAGCAATATACACGACTTTTACCCCCCATCGGAGCCAAGTGCATATTTTTCTTCAACTGTCTAACATCATCAATACCCCTAGCCGTACCAATATCCATTTCTTTGTAATCATGTTCAGAACAACCCAACTTTTTTCGGAGTATTCTAGCAATAGTTGTCTTTCCGACACCACTCGGACCCGTTAGCAAAATAGCATGGGGAATTACTTTCCTCTTTCCAAGGCTAATAATCGTAGAAATAACAACGTCCTGGCCGATTACCTGCTTAAATGATTTTGGTCGATATTTTTTACACAGTTCAATTGACATTATTTATTCTTTCTCTTTACTTATTCGCAACTCTTCTTACAACCACGCTTATCCCTATTACAATACGCAAATGATTTATTGTCATCTTCTTCTTCATATTCCACATCATGTATTTTCAACTCAGCCTGCATCCATTTCTTAAGAGCTTCTTTTGTTTTTTCCATTTCTTCTGCTAATCCGTTCAATGCTACAAATACATTTTCTATATAAGAATCAACCCTCTTCTTTTGTTCTGATTTTTCTTTCATTTGTTCTCCCTTAAATTTCAATTTTTTCTTTTTCATGCCAAGTAGTATCAGACACTTCTATGTCCACAACTAACGGCACCACAATCCACTTCCACAATTCTCTAATTTCCTCAGTCATAACCTGTTTCGTTTTCTGCAATACCTCGTCCTGTTCCTCGGAGTGTATATCAAACACTATCGAATCATGAATCTGTCCTATAATTTTTGACCTCATTTTGTTTTTCAATAACCACCGATTAACCAAAATCAAGCTCAATAAAAGTGCATGAAATGCTGGACCTTGTACAGGAAAATTCATCAATTGATTACGAGTATAAACCCCCTTCACCCGAAATCCTGTTACCATATCAAACCACCCACGCTTTATGTAATCAGCCCACCAAGCATCCTTCCTTTCTGCCCACACTGGAAATCTGGAATGAAAATGATCTTCTACTTTTTTAATATGTGATTCAAAATTAGTCCTTGTTATCTTTTGTGCTGCTAAATTATCTCTCACCGATTGACCATTTTTCAATGACAACCCACCCATGACAGACCATAAATTCTTAGCACAAGGCACATAATAGCTACCATAAAATTGAGGAAATACAAATTGATTTTTAGCAAAAAACCTAGCTTCGGGAGTTACTTGATCTATAGGCATTGCAAAGCACTCAGCAGCCATATCCCGGTGTATGTCTAGTTCTGGATCACTGGCATACTTAACTAATTCAGGATCGTTCCAGTGGCAAGCCCCACATCGAAATTCCATAGAGGAAAAATCGACCTCTGCTAACACATGATTGTCTCTAGGAATGAAACAACTACGGACTAATTTCCCAATCAATTTATCTCGTATGGGAATATTTTGAAAATTCGGAGAATTTGATGAAGACCGAAAAGTTTTTACCAAGTTCAAGTTAAACGATGGATGCAAATAACCATCAACAACACAGCTTTGAATGCCCTTCAAATAAGTAGACTGCAACTTCTTTAATTTTCCTATTTCCAAATATTGCTTCACAAAAGGCAATTTTATCTTAGACAAAGCAGTCTCATCCACGGAAGGTCTTCCAGTCTTCGTCCTATTCTTTATTTTATAATCCATCTCCTCAAACAAAACTACACCTAACTGTGGACGACTATTCATATTGGTTTTTTGTCCAAATCTTCGTCGCCACAACTTCCATACATCATCTTCTTTCAATCCAGCACTCAATTCGATTATTCGCTTCTCTACTTTTTTGATGGTCTTAGTCATCCTAGGTACATCAATCCTCATACCATTAGATTCCATCTGAGAGAAAGCAATCTGTCCCTCATGGAATAAATCATAAGCATCTTTTGTTGTGTATGTTATTGTCATTACTAATTTATTTCAATTGATACTTTTGTTACTCTTGAACAAGAATAACGTCCTAATGTTGCCGGTCCTCGAACCTGTTTATTATGTTCTCTTGCCTGTTCGCGTGTAGAAAACAAAGCCACCTCCAAACCACTACGCCAAGGAGGATTATTAGTTAGCATTCTATGACTAAACCACAAATAACCAATAAAATTTCCTGAATTTTTACTTGTTTCAATCGCCCATGCTTCTTTTTTCATTCTAATCCCTTGATTTCTCCGAATAAACAAAATCACCTCGCCTAATTTCACCTTCAGGCAATAACGCTTCTTTAGCTCTGTCTATCCAAACCAGCCCTAAACGATATTCAAAAACATCTCGATCATCAGGATGTAAATCATCTATATCAGAAGATACTCTCCAACCTGGAAATAAATCATAAATCAACTTACCTTCACGTATTTTCATTGTTACTAAAATTAAAACCACTTCTACCAATTCATCAATTTCTACATCTGTCAATCTTTTACTCATTCCATCTCCTCAAAATGTTGTTCGACTATCATACCATCCCATAACCAATTCCCAACTTCAAAACCAAAAGTCTTTTCCGACCATGTTTTTTGCATTATAACACCCCCTCGATCCGCTTCTTAGCTGTCTTAAAATACCCCTCATCCAATTCAACCCCAACAAAATCTCGATTTAATTTCAAACAAGCTACTCCAGTTGTGCCACTGCCCATAAATGGATCAAAAACAATATGACCTTCATTAGTATGTATTCTAACTAAATCCTCCATCAACCTCAGACTTTTTTGAGTAGGATGAAAACCCCTATCAATAGAATACACAAACTTTGGACGCTGATACTTGTCATGTTGCCTATTAAAAATCCATTTAGCTTTTGGCATTACGAACCAAATACCACATTCATAATCAGTTACATAACGACGTTCTCTATTTCTCGGCATTGGATTAGTCTTCTCAAATCTTAATAAATCCTTCGTCACAAACCCTAATTTTTCAGCATATTTAACTATATCCCCAAGATTTTTCCAATCATTAAACACAACAAACGAGCCGTTTTTTCTTAATAACCTATAACACTCATCTATATAACTAAACAGATCAACATTCTTATCCCACTCTCCAAAATCAATGCCCGACCTTCCCATTGTCTTAAAATTATTCTTTCTAGCAATATTATATGGAGGGTCTGTCAAAACCATGTCCACTGAATTATCAAGCATATTTTTCATCACACCAAGACAATCACCTTGATATAACTCAAATCCCCAAACACTTAAATCCCCTTGTGTAATCACAATATCTCCTTAAAATGTTGTTTAGCTATCTTAAAAGTTAGCAAAGCATCCATGCCACCATACTTCAACACTCGTCCCAAATCGGCTTGATCTATTCTATTCGGAGTATTAGGTCTTTTCGTCCTAAAAAACTCACTCACTCCATCATCATATATTGGTTGTCCTATCCTAAGAAACGCATGGGTCTTCAACCCAGTTAGACCCGGACGATTATCAATAACATGCTCCGCTATCATTCCATCCCATAACCAATTATTAACCTCAAAACCAAATTCCCTTTCTGACCAAACCTTTTCCATCTTCAAATTCCACACAATTTTTTTCAGAGAACTCCGCAACAATTCTCCCATAACTTTTATTGCTTCACCATGCCACGGAAATGATATGGTCTTCTTCCCCTCCCAACACACCGAACAACTGAAAATCTGAGCTTCCTTCGCGTAAGGCTGCAACATATTGGTTTCATAATCAAAAGCTACTCTACCACCCCTCTTAATCATTTTTCGCAGTATTTTAGCAGCCTTGTCTGCCTCATAAATACACTCCACATCTTTACCATAATCCGGCACATTACCATTCCAGGGACGCCCTTTTAATTCAACAGCTTTTTGGATATGTTGCATAAACAATAAATCTAAAGCTGGATGGTCCTCTTGTTTAACAAAAAATGGTTCATAAGTAGGACAAATCCAAGCATCATATTCCCGACAAGGTATCTGAAAACCGGCCCACCTCGCAACAGACCCTACTTTATTTTTTCCCCACGTATGAGCTATTAATGATTTTACCGCAAGATTACCCAACAAAATTATGACTTTAGGCTTCAACTCTTTTATTGTCTTCAACAAAGTAGGACGGCAAAAATCAACGTACTTCGATTGATTCTTCACATTCCCAGTCTTACAAAGGACAGCGTTGGTATACCAACAATCACCAAAACAATCAATTCCCAACTTAGCCAAAGTATTAGTCAAAAACAAACCAGACACACCAGCTACTTGAATACCTTCATTATCTTCACGATGTCCCGGCGTACCTCCCACTATGAGTATTTCCTTTTTGCCCAAACCCATAGGCTTCATTTTAGGAGATACACATTTTCGAGACAAACCACATGCACCACAAGATGGTCTTGTACTAACATGTTTTTTTGAATCTGTTTTTAGACAACAAAAACCCATTTTAATTATCTTTCAAAACCGTAGAAGCCACATACTTCCACTTATCGGACACAACAAACAACCGATCCTTTGCAACTCTACACACACTTTTTCTGTTGATAATCTCTAATAACAACTTCGAATCAATCTGAAATTTTAACGATTTCCCATCGTATAAAACCTTTTTCTGCTCCACATACTTCCCACTCTCCCCCTGACCAGTCACTCGCATCTTGTTATTTTTCAACTCAACACAAATACATCCCTCTCCAGAAGAAAAAATTTCAGCCTTTTTAACGACATCCTCTAAATCCTCTGGAAAACTAATTTCCTCAGTAGGTTCTTCTTTGAAAATATCAGATACATCAAGATACTCATCCATGTACAAACGACAAGACAAACTCAAACCCCTTTTATTCCTAAAATGAATCCAATTTTCTGTCTCGGCCAATTCCACCATATCCAGACCTACAATACGTTTCAATGCCTCTTGTCGAATCAGTATGGATTTCGTTATGCCCGTCTTAACAGAATACCGACAAACTTGAGAATCATCACAAGCAATAATGCAATCAGGTTCTATCTGTATGCAAGTCAATACAAATTTAGAATTGTCCTTACTCGCACAATGAGAAACAACGGAAACCGCATCAACAAAATCTTCATTCAATGGTTGCCATTCTTTAGGCTTTTCAACACTATCGACCGGCAAGAGAATAGACTGCTCCATTTTAAGCTCTGCCCACCTTCGCTTTCCCTTAACAACTAACTCATTTTTAGACTCGTCTAACTCAATATCAATTTCTTCCTCAGTCAACTTATTCAACAAAGCTAACAAAAATTTAGATTGAATAGCTCCCTCCATACTCAGAAGAGAATCAGACACACAAGCAACTTCGTCATTGAATGTTTTGACTTTACCATCCTGAAACACAAAACAAGTGCTTTGTTGTTCCAGAACTTCTAAAGCTGCCAATCCGGCTGACACACTTTTCAATTGCTTCAAAAATTTAACTCTGTTTATCTTCATTTTGTTCTTCTTTCAATAAAGTTAATACAGCTTCCGCTACTTTTTCTGGGTTTGATTCAATTTCCGGCCAAACAAACTCAATAGTAGTTTTATCTTTCCCCTCCACCCCCACAACAAAATGATAATCCAACACAATTACTTTTTCTCCATCACAATATATGTTTCGACAATCATCTCCCTTTTTATTACTAATCTCACATATATTAAAAGAAAGCAAATCCCAACTCCTCTGATTCACATCTCTTGGTCTTGGAACATTAAAATTCCCATCCTTATCCAAAATAGGAATTGCAATTAAATTTGATATCTTTTTAAGAAATTTCTCAATACGAATAAGAGAAAACGAATCTTCCCCACACTCTTCTTTTAACCAAGTGTCTTTCAACGCATAACAAACATTGAGATGCTCATCATACTGCCACTGAACTTCCTCTTTCTCAATCAAATCTGACAATGCCCATTGATGTACTGAATCATCCCACTCACCTCGATTATCTCCTATTGCTTTGGTAAAATAAAAATCAGCAGTAGAATAACCCAACTGATTTATAAAATCACCTGTTTTTAATAGACCACCAGCAAGCACCGACAAAATATCAGTCGGAGCATCATTCAACTTGTTCTTCATTTCAGATATTCGACTCATATCAAATCCTTTTTAATTTGCTCAAGCACATTAATTCTATCAATAGCATCGGAAAGAGAAACAATCATATTTGCCAACAAAATTGCCCCCTCTTCTGTTTTACTAATAATTAACCAAGCCTCTTCATATGGAGATAAATCTTTCATCATTTTTCCTCCTTAATCTCATTCTGCATAAAACCTCTAATTGCGTGCCATGCCGCCGACAAACACGTCTTAGAAGTTGTCGGATTTTTCTTTTTCCGATCCATCATCACATCAACCTCATTAACCATCTCTGATGTAATTCCCGCAGTCAGCCCTCTTCGACGAATCACAACCCCAGCACAAAATGGACGAGTCTTTAATATCTTTATACCCGATACACGCTCAAAAGACTTACGACGCTTAGCCTTTTGTCGTGGAATCACTGTAGTCTCAATCAATGACGGCGGCTCAACAACTTCCGCTGTTTCGTCCTCAATTACTTCTACTTCTACTTCAACCTCTTCTACGTCGTCCTCAATCTCTGCTCCCTCACCCAAATACTCATCTAACTCATCATCTTCGTCGTCGTCAATAAAATCATCCTCTTCATCATCAAACTCATCTTCGTTATCTATGCCCATTTCAATTTCTTCATCATCAATAAAATCGGAAACAACTTCCTCTTGCTCACTAGCCACGTCAACTTCCTCCCATACATCATCCAATGAATTTACAAGCTCAACATCCTCTTGAGTATCAATCAAACATTGTAACAAATAACGCGATCCACTAGAACCATCATACTCTTTCAACATAGTATCATCAATTTCAACCAACATTACAACCTCTTTCAATTTTTGAAGCAATCTTTGATCGTTCCACGTCCCCGCCGTAGCGAATCCCAAACCTACCAACAACCTAACCGCGCCTTCTCTTAAAACCTGCATCACAAAACTCCTTATAAAACTAAAAACAATTCTTCTTTCCCCAAAACCACCCGGATGGGATTCGAACCCACATAATCCCTCTATAATAATAACGAGGGTCGCATTCCCACTTATGCTACCGGGAGTGCTTGATTATTTCACTGAGTTATCCTTTATTCCGACTTTAACGGATCAGATTATCGTAATCAAGCAACTTACTCTTTTTTCTCAACAATAATCCTAAATCCACAAATCACAGCACAACCATTTTGCAGACCTAACATACACAATCCAGCCTCCTCCGCCTGCTCTCGCGTTGAAAATGGACCCGTCTTACGGCCTGTCATACCATCTGACAAATGGGGCTCAACTGCAAACATATCTATCATATCTATTTCCTTTCAAAAAAAAATCAATAAAACAAACAATAAATCAGGATGGCAGGATTTGAACCTGCATGGGATTTTTATGGACTTGTTCATCTGCTGATTGGCAGTTTCCACCATCAATCATATAATTCTGAACACCAAACTATTATGGATACTTCCTTATATGTACGTCTTCCATTTTCGCCACACCCTGAATAATCTCATTCCTTTGCAATTAAAGTGTATCTAACAGAATATCAATCTCTTCTTTAATCCACTCTAAATCAGCCTTAGTATCCTCGGCCAATCGGGAAGTATCACAAAAAAATTCCCGAACATATTCATACAATTTTTGAACATTCATTTCTATTACCTTTCAAAATAATCCCGCCGGACAATGGAAGAAGGAGAAAGTCGAGGACTCCCACTGCCACGACGAGAAATAATTAAATCCTCAACTTAATCATCCTTATCTTCTCCAAATCTCAAAATACTCAATAAAAAATCCACAACTTTGGATGGATTCTTAATTATTGGCAAAGAATTAATCTTATAATCCTCATGTGTCCATGATGGTCTGGGCAAAGAACTTGCCCACTTGTGACTTACCCAATTTACTTCTCTAAGACAAGCATTCCTTGTTGGAAAAACATAAAATATTTTCATATAAAAAATACATCCAGCAACAAGTACCTCAGAATACTTATTTCCATCATAAGTCAATGCTTCACACTCTCGTAACGGTCCAGACTGCTGTGGAGTATCCCCCAGTTCCACAAATGGATAATTCGTCCATCCTGTAATTGTTCCCATTATTCTAACTCCTTTCCCTAAAACAAATCCTCTACACTATTATCTGTTAAAAACCGACTCAATTGTCACAAAAAATGGAAATTTTATCAAAATAGTTGATATTTTCTCAAAAACAAGACAAAATTATAGGGCATCCAACAGAAAAACTCCCCGCAATCTTACATTGTTGGGTTTCTATATACCCCTCATCACGACGTTTCCACCAATTCAAACGAGTAATACCTCTATTTTTCTCAGAATCAGTCATATTCAAAGCTACCATCGCCGTCGTATGATCTATTTTCCTACGATCATCAGTGAAATTTTTTCTACGCAACAATCCCTTTTCATAACTTTTTGCATCAGCCTGAGTAGCCGTGGCCAACAAACAATGATATTCCTGAGACATCCTCCTCATTCGTTTCCAATTATGATTTATTTGTGCTCGTTCCTCTTGTATACCCCTCGGAGGAGCTAATAAGTCAGCATAATCAATTATGATAATATCAGGAACCCATCCACCACTAATCCAATCTTGTAATATAGATTCAATCCCTTCCATATTTATACTACTATTCGGATGACACGACAACCTAAATAAGTCCTTTTTTCGCTGAATTTTTTCCCACGCATCCAAAGACTTTTTCGGAGTGATAGCAGAAAGCATCCGATCTTCTGTTATAATAGTATCATCTGTATCAACCCCCTCCTCATCATGCACCAAAGAAGTTGGTATACTACAAATCCGATCATACCGAGGTCTACGTAAAGCCCGTTGACCCAATCTACGAATAACTTGATTTTTGGACATATCTCCAATTTCAAAGAAAGCTACTCTTTTCCGCTGTCTAGCTCCCCTATATCCCAAATCTAATAACCACCAAGATTTACCAGAACCTGACGCCCCCACAAATGACACAAAGCAATCACGTCCAAATTCCCCCCAAAAAAACTTACCCACTCCTTTGGGGTATTTAACCAATTGCTCCAAAGCAGAATTATCGAGAGCCTCCTTCCATTCTTCTAAATCTTGTCCAGGCTTGAAAACACTCCCAACACCAAGCTCAACTTTCCGAAACTCAGCTATTCGATCCTGGGCCTCCTCAACTTCATTATCGTCTATTTCACTCTCTGCCGCCATCAAAGTCTGTTTAAGACGTACCTTATTGAATAACCGACCGGCCATGTCTAAGATATATTCAACTGACTGAGATTCCTCCTTATCATACTCCTCACTCAAAAAGTCAAGCAATTTCCCTACAGATTCTACAGTTTCTTCTCTTACTCGCCCACCATCTGCCCAATTCTCAAACGATGTTTCAATATTCTCCCTAATAGCTATTCCATACTTTTGATGATACTTTATAGCCCACTTAGCTATCAAATTCTCCGTTCTACTAGCAAAAAGTCCAACATTTTCCCACTTACTCCCAATTCTAGCACAAACCGTCGCATCTGTAATCATAGCGGAGAGTATTCGACGTGAATCACTCCCATCGTACTTCTTGTGCTTCATACATCCATCCTTATCTCGTTATCCGCCTCTGAGAGGCCGTTAAGGGGCCTACAGTGCGTTACTTTACTTTTTTGGTACTCTGAGTCGAAAAAAACATTCTAGGCCCTTCTAGGGCCAATTTAAGACGTTCTACGTTGAATAACTTTTATTAAATCTTACTAGAAGGCACAGCACCGGGAGAATATCCCATTTCTACCAATACCTCATCAAGTTGTTTTTGATTTGCAGGCCCAAATCCGTGTTTGGTGAAATACTTACTCTGCACGTACCTTACGTTAATATCCCCGTAATAAACATCACCACTCGCCATATTCTTCTTTTTCTGTATTCTTTTTTCATCTTCCTTCTCTCGAATCATAGCAGCTTGGATTTTTCCATCGTTATAATCCTCCCGAAAAGACTTTCCTGAAAAACACTCGGGAACGTAGAGTTTTCCTATATTTTTCTCAAACCACAATAATGCCTCTTTAATTTTAGGAGCCGGTACTTTATCATATTCTCTCATTAACCGAAAATGTTTTGACCACTCACTTATTTTTGAACGGCAGTTTATGGTTATGTAAGAGGATACTATTTTGTGAAGTTTCTTGGCGGCTCTTATATCAAATTTAGAAGGAGTTGTAGACTTCGTCTTTTTTTCCGCAGACTTATTATTTTTCAAAGACTTATTAAAAACTACAGTAACTTCGTCGGGCCCGGGAGGGTTCGACAAATAGTTATCTATTAAGTTTCTTTCTATAGTGTCTTTCTTTATAGTGTCTTTCTCTGTACGATCTAACGTTTCTTTAGAGCCAACTAACGTTTCTTTAGGTCTGACTATCATTTCTTTAGAGCTAACTGTCACTTCTTTAGGTCTGGACTTAACTTTTGATGGTTCATCTTTTTTTGCCATTCTTAGATAATAAAACTTCTTTTTTCGTGCCATATCCCTTCCGTCCAACTCGACTTCTAAGTAACCATTTTCTACTGCTTTTTTTAATCCTCTTATCACAGAAGGTTCAGATAATCCTGTACCTTTGTCCATCCTACTCCCATCTCTTTTTTTCCGGCCCATAATGAACTCATTTATTGTTATTCTCTTAGGCTTTTCATATTCGTCAAATCCCCAAGTATGTCGTAATACATACTCAATAACCTTTAATTCAGACAAAGACGTTATGTCGTGAGTTATGTCTGTCCAGCAGTTTGGTAGTCGAAAGTAGTTACTTTTAGGCATGGGAAAACCTCCGAATTGATTGTTTTGTAGTATAATTAACATCCTTTGTAAAAAAAAGTCCCCAAGTTTTAGAGTCCTTGGGGACTTTACAAAAGACATACACTACAACCAAAAGTGAATGTTTCTATAATTAATTTATTTTCACAAACAGTTGTCTTCATACGTCTTTTGCTCCTGCTATTAGCACCGGGACTCTAATACGGTGTACGAGAAAGTAATTATACCACATGTACGCTTTTGGATAAATAGTTACTTTTTAACCATATTGGTCAATACTATCAAGTATTCATTTGTCTACCATTTTCCCATCGCCGGGAAAATGGTCTAAGTCTCGTATTTATAAATTTTCATCATTCAATTCCTTATTCAATAACAACACACCCACGGTATGAGCCAATAAACCGCCCAAAAAACAGACTAAAAATGTAATCAACATCCGAATATCAGCGAGACTTAGCAACACGCATCCAAAAGAAAATGCTGATACTATTGCTCCCCCGTGATACAGAAATTTACCTAGCATGATTTTTCTCCGTTATTGAATTTCAGTTTACCTGACAAAAATACTCCAATTATTATCGTATGGAGTTACTTTGTACGATAAGAAGTATGATTTTTCTATTTTTCCTCTACATTAACAGATTTTCGACCCATACTGATATAAGTAAGACCACCCATCTTCGCTACAGAGGGTTTATAGATATTTCGGCCATCAAACACTACCGGCTTTTTCATTCTGTTTTTCATTTCCAGAAATTGACTCCATTTATAATCATCCCACTCTGTCATAATCACTAAAGCATCGGCATTATCCAAGGCATCCTCTTTATTATTGCAATAAATCAACTTATCACCATAAATCGCCCGGACATTGTCCATTGCCTCTGGGTCATGCACAACTACTGTTACACCAACGTCTAACAAAGTATTAATCAATGATAAAGCCGGAGCTTCTCGTATATCATCTGTTTCAGGTTTGAAAGCCAATCCCCAAATAGCGATTCGTTTATTGTACAAATTATCCCGAAAATAACTATAAAGTTTAACATACATCACCCGTTTTTGTAGTTCATTGGCGTCAAATATTGCCGCTACTGTTCTTAGAATAATATTATTTTCATTTCCCATTTGTGCTAAACCTTGAATATCTTTTGGGAAACACGAACCCCCATAACCTACACCTGGGTTCAAAAATGCTCCACCTATTCGCTTATCAGCCCCAATACCCTCTTTAACCTCATCAATATCAGCCCCACAATGTTCACACAGATTAGAAATCTCGTTAATAAAACTAATCCTAGAAGCAAGCATAGCATTAGAGGCATACTTTATCAATTCGGCTGATTCCGGGAATGCTTTAATAACTTTATAAACGGAACCATTTTCAAAATCATTCAATTCTTCAACCCTGTCTGAAGCCGCTGAACTCCGACTACCAATCACAACCCTATCAGGATTATTGAAATCATCAATAGCTGATCCCTCTTTAAGAAATTCGGGATTACTTACGACTTCAAATGGAACATCAGTGTGGGAATCAATCAATTCTGCGAGCATTTTATTCGTACCCACAGGAACGGTACTCTTGCAGATAATAATGGTTTTTGCACATAATCGTTGAGCTACTGAGATTGCCGCCGATTTCAGATAAGAAAGATTTACAGAACCATCTTCATTTGACGGTGTGCCCACTGCGAGATAAATAAAATCAGGATTCATTAACATAAATTTGAAATTTGATGAAAAAAGCAAACGACCTTGTTTTTGATTTTCAACAATCAATTCTTTCAATCCCGGCTCATGTATTGGAATAATACCATCTTTTAATAATTTGATTTTTTCTTCATCAGTATCAACACACATCACATAATGACCTTTATCAGCCAAACAAGCCGCTGTAACAAGGCCAACGTACCCAGCTCCAATAACTTCTATGTATTTTACTTTCACTTTTATAATTCCCTTTTCTAAACTAAAAAACAATCTCTAATTTCTGCAACCTCTTCTTCACTAGCCGCAGCAACGTCTTCTCCCGACTCAATTTGTATAATATGTGTCTCACCAGGATAACACTTTAACTCATTCGCCAACTTATCGGCTCGTTTCTGAGCTTCTATTTCATTATCAAAACACACTACTCTAACTGGATATTGTATCATCTTTTGAAACTGAGCCGGAGTCCACAATAATCCCATTATAGCTACACCTCCAGGACCAGTCTTCCAAGCGTCTAATGGCCCTTCATGGATAATTATTGCATGATGAGCTAAGTCTTCTCCATATAAAAGATTCTTATGTGGTATTTTTTCTTCATCTTTTGAAGCTGATATATATCGCAATCCAGAATTGTCATTAATGTCTCTAGTAGTCCAACTAACCAATTCTCCTCGATAATAAATAGGAATCCACAATCGCCAAGCTAATCGACTTGAAAGACTTATTCCTTTAACTCCCCATAACTTTTCAGTTATTACAGGATCAAATCCCCTCTTAATGAGATATTTAAGATGAGCATATTCCAAAGACCCAACACCACTTGGTATTTTCAAAGTACCTGTTTGTTTTAATTCCTGATCTGTTCCAGGACGCTTTTGAATAGACTTTATGACTTCCTTACATACCGACCAAGGTTGTCCCGTCAAATCTACAAGCAATTTCAACAAAGAATGAGGACCACACTTCCAACAAACAGAATAAGCTCGATCAATATTAATTCCCATGTGACATTCTGTTGATCCACAATATGGACAATCTACGCCGATCCAACCTTCTCTAACATGATGATGCTCACCTTCTTCAAAGTATTCTATTCGTTGCTGTTCTAAGAATTCTTGAATCATCAGTTATTTTCCTTTCAATAAATCCCTAGTTAATTGACTGTAAATATCCAAATCTGTTTCCTGCTCTCCACCGTCTATTATAGCCGACATTACTTTTTGTTTCTCTTGCAAAACTGAACACAACTTAGATTCCAAAGTATCTTTCGCAATTAAATAGTATATCCAACAAGGTTTCGTAGTTCCAATACGATGTATTCGTTTTTCAACTTGTAACAAAGTGGCCGGTTGCCAAGGTAACTCACACACAGCCAAATAATTAGCTGCTGTAAGGGTAATGCCCGTTGAAGCTGCTTTGATATTACCAATAAATAAGCGGGTCTTTTTATCATTTTGAAACTGTTCTATGTTTTCAAATCGTTTTGGTCCAATAATACTACCATCAACCACGACCGACTTTGCTTTAATACCCTCTTTCAATCCGGTTATCATCTGTTTATGAATAGCGAATAAAACTAGTTTTTCATCAGAATTAGCTAAAAATTCGTTTGCCCAGTCTATCACATATTGCATTTTCAATCTAGCCGACAACCGCAACAAATAACCTATTTTCGTCATAGCTTCCGCTTTGAGTGCTCTCTTAGCTCCTTTTGGATTCCTCTTTTGTAGCCACTCTCTAAAATTATCAGTTGCTTGTCGATACTCATTAGGATTTGTCAGGGGTATTGTGTTAACACACCTAGTTTTTAATGGCATATCCTTCATTACGTCGCAAGTCCGGTACCGGAGCATTCCCTTTTCTACCAACTTCTCATGTAATTCTTTTGTATTTGTAGCTCCCTTAAATTCCCATCCCCAAGGTCTGTGCTTCGGATCACAATACCGATGACAATACGTCCATCGTGACGAAAAATCAAAGGGCCATAATATGTTCAAAGTCGAAAAAAATTCAATGGGCCTATTTAACGGAGTTCCACTTAATGCCAATATATTTGAAATCCCCTTACATAGTTTTTTAGTAGCCTTGGTTTTCTTAGTTCGGGAATCCTGCAAATTTTGACTCTCATCAATAACAACTGTATTTGGCTTTAAGCTGCGCAACTTATCCACCCAAAATCGAAGAATGTCATAATTGAGGATTATTATCTGCTCTTTTGCTGCTTCATATACCGTTTGTCCCTCAAGGACCGTTGTAGTCAACCCAGCGGCCTTAGCTTCATTCTCCCAATGATACTTCACCACAGCAGGACACAACACGATCATAGGAAATACTTGGGGATTATCCTTAGCCCAATACAAAGCCACAATAGTCTTCCCCAAGCCCATCTCAGCGGCTATTAGCGACCGCCCATTAAATTGAATGATTTTCTCAATACATTCTTTTTGAAATCCCAATAACTCCATCAAACGAGAGCCTCTCTTATCTCTACGAAAGAATTAGCTATACGAATCTTTGTCCACTGCAATTTTTTTGCTATTTCAAGAAACATCTCCTTCCTCAACCGCTTCTGTTTCCTTCCAAGAGAAAATGTTTCCGAAGTATTCTCTACAGCCAATTTGACTAATGTTTTGGCATCATCGGATAACTCAAATAAGAAATCACGCAAATCAAATTTAGAATCCTCGGAACTCATTGTTTTCTCGTTAAACACAGTTGTTCTGGCCAAATTTACTTGCTTTTTATCTTGATTCTTTTTGTATTCCGAAAGACTGCTTTGTACTTTTATGTATGCCCATGTAGAAAGAGAACTTTTTTGAGGATTGAAATTTTTCAGGGCACTCGAAAATCCTGAATTTGCTGCCCACAAACACTCATCCAAGGCCAAACCCGTCTTGATTGAATAACCGGAAGCCAATGAGCGTACTAATCCACTAATATCATCATAAGAATTTTTTGACATTATTTATTCTTCCTCTTCAGATTCACGACCAATCAACTCAAGCAATGCTGCCTGTCGATTAATTATTGCATCCCCAAGAGCTTGAGCACACATAAAACATAAATCATGTCTGTATGGAGTGTATTCGCCATCCATAGACCAGTGGTATTCAAGGTTTCCTCTGGCAGTCCCAGCCCCACCCCATTCCCAGGCTTCGTTTTGTGGATATTCCGCAATAGAGCCACACAAGTCACACTTGAGTTTAGTACATTCTTGTCTTGTTACAACTTCCCTTGCCTTGTCTACATAAACTTTCATTTTATTTCTCCTTATTTTGTTTATTATCCATAAAAAACATGTCGCAAAAGTACAAATGGGGTTGTTCGTTTCCCTTGATAAATTCCTATACGCTCAGTTTTTATGTCTTCCTTTTTTGCCCAAGTATAGCTTGTGTTTTGCTCTGCTTCTTTCAATGAATCTTTAATAGCTTCTTTTCTGGAAGACGCAGCCATTAACATAGAAGTAATACAATCCCAACCCACAGATTTTTTATTACTCAATATATACAAATTCATGATTCCTCCTTGTAATGGACTAATACGTAGACATTTTCAGGCAAATCTTCCGGCATGCAAACTTGTTCAATTCCCATTTTAATGAAATCCTTAGTAGATATACCCTTTGCTGTCTTAATATGTGAACAAGCATTTACTAAAGATTTATAATTTATTTTGTGCCAAAGGCAATTTGTCTTATTATTCCAAAGCTGTACAAATGGTACTGTATATTCAGCTGTTGGTCCAAACACAACCTCTACACCAACTACGGAATCCAAAATATCTTGTATTTTCGATCTTTCAAACATGCCCCCAAACCATACACAATCAAACACATTTTGTGTCATAATTCTTCTCCTATTCAAATAAGAATTAAACTCGTTTTCCCCACAACGCTTTCTTACTATACCGTTTATCGTATAGATTGTCAACAGACATTCATCATTTTTTGACAAATAATTGAAATTCCCCTAAATCAACCCACTACACTGTATAAAAATCCTTGTACCACTTCAAAAATCGCTTTATGCCTTCTTCTAAAGAAACACTTGGACGGAAACCAGTATCTTTGGCTATTTTATCTATATTAGCATAAGTTGCTATGACATCCCCACCCTGCATAGACATCATGTTTTTTACAGCTTTTTTCCCTAAACCATCTTCAATCAACTCAATAAAATGATCAAGCCAGACTACTTGATTATTTCCAATGTTATAAACAGAATATAGAGGAAGTCTTTTTCTATTGAGAATTGCTATTACTCCATCAACAATATCATCAATATAAGTAAAATCCCTTTTCATTTGACCATGATTAAAAACATCAATAGGTTTGTTTTCCAAAATAGCTTTAGTGAACAAAAAATAAGACATATCGGGTCTTCCCCAAGGCCCATATACAGTAAAAAATCGAAGTCCAGTTGTCTGCAAAAAATGCAAATGACTATAAGTATGAGCCATCAACTCATTAGCTTTTTTAGTAGCTCCATACAAACTACATGGTCGATCTACATTATGTTCTTCTGAAAAAGGAATTAAATCATTACCACCATATACAGAACTAGACGAAGCATAGATTAAGTGTTTAACTTCATTTCGTTTGCAACCTTCAAGAATATTCAAAAATCCAACTATATTGGTATTAACATAAGCTTGCGGATTTTTTAATGAATTACGAACACCCACTTCTGCTGCAAGATGAATAACTATTTCAGGACGATTATTATCAAACCAAGAATCAATACTATCTTGATCTGTAATATCATAACAGCAGAATGTGAAATTAGAATAATCAATCAAATTTGCTAAACGAGCTTTTTTCAAAGATTTATCATAATAATCATTCAAATTATCTATTCCGTAAACATCATGGCCTGTTACAAGCAATCTCTTACATACATGATAGCCAATGAATCCAGCCGCCCCTGTGACCAAAATTCTCATTGTTCTTCCTTATAGCTTATTTTCAAAAGCTTCGACAAATTAGTGCCCAAAGCGTTCGCTAAAGCAATCATAGTTTGTAATTGAGGATTATCATTCCGTTCACACTCTAAATCAGACACACGAGGCTGTGGTACACCCATACGTTCAGCTAACACCCGCTGAGACAACCCTAATCTATTTCTACGATGACGGATATTGTCTGCCAACGAAACTATTTGTTCTCTACTTGTAATTTTACTCATTTTTTTCTCTAAACATGTGTCGTTTCACTGTGTCGTATCCTAAAAACATTTGGCAAATCAACTTTTCTTAATTTTCCATGTGCCTTACACAATTTTCTAAATCTACCATCTCCATGTGTGTAAGTAAACGGAATGTCTTGTACTTTCCAACCTTCTTCTTTCAAGCGTTTGTCACAATACCCATGTTCCCTAGCAAAATCACCCTTAACAATCTGTGTCCCTCCAATAGGAAATCCATGCACTTGTTCCTCATAATGAGCGGGGTCCACATCAAGCGTACTATGCTTTTCTCTGACTTTGTTTAATGTCTCATCTCCAGTTATATGATCTTTAGAAATTTGTACTGTTTTAGGATATATCATAGTAACATCTTCCGGCCACATTATAGAAGCTAATTCATCAAATAATCCTTTACCAAAAAAATAATTAGTATCGGCAAACCACACTATGTCAGCTTTGGTTCTCTTAGCTACATAATTTCGACCCACCATACGGATGCCAAGTTCTTCGATAGGAAAAAAACTAGTTCTGATATTACATGACGGTAATGTTTGCATTGAATAATAGCCTACAGTCCAATTAACGGCATGGTCGTCCTTTGTGCAACACACAGTAATTGTGACTTTACAATTCTTCGGCGGATATAAAATCAACGAATTCAACTGATATGACAATGCATTAACGTATTGAGTCATTGTTTTGGAATAACAGTGTGTGATTACTTCAATTTCTTTCATCCATGTGTGCTTTCTGTGTGTCTAATCCTATACATGCCAGGAACGTCAATGCCCATTAATGGAGCCTTTCTTCCACAAAACCTACGATACCTCACATCATCCCTGCATCGACGCTTAAACGGGTTGTCTCGGCCCTTGTAGCCATTCTTAAACCAACGTTGTAAATATCCATACTTTCGAGCGAAATCCCCATGAACAATTTGCACTCCCCCAATAGCTGTATGATAATGCTTATTGGTAAATTGCGATTCATCAATATCAATCAAACATCTTTGTTGGGAGGCTTTTTTTAGCAAAGCATCCCCAAGAGCATGAGTAGTGCTTATTTTAATATCCTTCAAAAACAAAAGAGAAGCTTTATCAGGCCATGACCACTCAGCTAATTGTGTAAAAACTTCTGGCTTATACATTTGATCGACATCAGCAAACCATACAATATCAGCCTCCGATTGTTTAGCAACTTTATTACGCCCAAAGGCCCGAAGACTTATTTCCGCTTCCGTTAAAAAACAAATCTCAAAATTAAAAGTAAAACAACGAAACCAATCAAGCACTTGTAAAGTTAACTTATCATCTTTTGTACAACATACTGTTAATTTTACATCAACACCCGATAAACGACTATCTACCAGAGAACTCATACAGCAAAACAGACCATCAGCATAATGCCGATGTTTTTTTGCATAACAGTGAGCTACTATCTCTATTTTTTTCATCTAACTAATCATCCATCAATTTATTCAAAAATACAAGATCAGACGGACTATTTATAGCTAACGGTAATTGATCTATTTCGACTGCATCAATTACAAGTCCCAGTTGTAACCACTTATTTTGAATCAAAGTTCCTTCGTCATAAAGAATCTTTTCTATTTCTAAAAAAGCATCAGGCACAAATCCCCAGACACCACAAACACCCTTCAATTTTTCTACCGAAGATGATGTAACAAATTTACAACAACACCTATGTCGTACAAACGTCTTTAGAATGTTTTGATCTTCACCGTCTTTTTCATCAATATCCGACACTAATGTAGCAATCTGACACAATGTGTTATACTTCATCGTGTCAATCAACTGCTCTACGTCCTCAAGATCGACTAAAGGCTCATTGCAATTCCAATAAATTATTCGATCATAAGTACGTTCGTTAGACAAAACACCCACTTTTATACAAGAATAAGCCATTATACAATAATCAAAAACTGTCTGATCCGGTATCTTATGTTGTATTGTAATATGACCCAAATGGTGCTCTCGACAATAATCCCATACTTCTTCATCAGGAGATACTATAACCACCTGATCGACTAATTTAAGCTGTGTAGCTCGGTCATATACCCAATGAATAAGAGGTCTTCCCTTGACCTTATGAAGAGGACGACCATAAAATCCAGGGACTTCATTCATCTCAGCAACGATCATAACAATGTTTTTAGAAGTATTCGTACTCATCACACATTTCCTTTTCCACTTTCATAACCCGCTTCCTTAATTCAGGATTCCATTTCGGTAAATTCGTAGAAACATTTTGAGGCTTCAATTGTCTTACATTATCTCGGTATTCCGCACCTACTCCTAATGACTCCAAAAGTTCAATATAAGCCCACGGCATGTCTTCCAATCTTAAAACTATATCAGCCTTATAAGTAGCAAACAGTCTCTTAACGGAACGGCTGCAACCACAACTAAGAACTCCTTCAACATAAGTATCAAAACTCTCCCTATACTGTGGAGTATTAACATAATAACTAGCCAACCAATTACAAGGATGTCTAACCAGAGACAATCTTAATTTATTGTCTTTATTTACCCTGGGAAACATAGTTTGTATTCTAGGAGCATCCTCTAATTCATAAGCCCTAGTAAATCCCATACCGAGTCCTGCAAGCTGAGAAGCCTTCCAAAACCATAATCCTCCAGTTCGTTTAGGACAAGCAAAGTCAAATAGCTTATATTGAAGCATCTATTCGAGCCTCCCTAAATTAAAACCCAATATCGTGATAGGCACAATATTTGCAAGACAAATTACATCCATAAGTAAAAACAATTTGAAATCTCATGGTTTTATTGTCCACCAAATATGTGATCCTGTTACTTTAATTTCAACACCCACGCTTTCCGCCCACTCATCTACAGCACGTTTAACTCCAAATCGCCCAATCTTATCACCATGTCCATTATAATCATGTCCACAATATAAACCCTTCCGTCGTAATTTTGACCACCAACATGGCACATCTTTCTGTACTGATTCATAGCTATGATCAGCGTCAATAAAAGCAAAATCAAGAGAATTGTCTTTTACAAAACTAGCCGAGATAATGGAATTTCCTACCATCATCACACGTCGATCATCAGCAAAAAACGTATTATCAATAACATAATTCAACGCTTCAAACATCTCCGCCTGTGTAACATTAATCATACCACCATCAGGTCTATTAGGATCGCATTGTTTATAACGGTCTACCATAATTAGTTTTAACTCTTGAAATGTCTCTAACAACGGTATACTAGCCGATCCTTTCCAGACACCAATTTCTACGCCCTTTGTTGGTTCTCCAATTTCTTTTCGTATCAACTTTATCAATGATTTTGTATGTGATCTCATATTACTCCTCAATTTTTGATTGTTTACATTCCAGTTTTCATTTATATGAACGGACCTTTGTGTGGGTCTGCCCAAGTGCCTGAAGCACTAGCCTCTCTATTTTCCTTAAATATATTACCCCTTTGAACAACCAATTTAAGTTGTTCCCCAAAATCAGCGGGATTACTACTAAACATCGTCACCGAAGTCAAACGTTCAAACTCTTCCTCAGTGAATTTAATAATTATATCACTCATTACCTATAATGACTTTCTATACCCTTCCATATACCGATGTTTCCACTCCAATTTCACGGTATCTCCAGCCTCTTTTAACCACATTTCAACACCTTGCTTGACATAATTTTTCTTTTCTATATGATTTTCTATGTCATCAAAAAGTATCATGCCCCCCGGTTTAACTAGCTTATAAACGTGTTGTACGTCGTCGAGTACAGAAAATTTATTGTGATTTCCGTCTACAAACGCCAAGTCCACGGAGTTTTTAGAAACCCCCTCATAGCCGCCTTTACCACACATATGACGAAGGACTTCAGCACTGTTACCTCGAATGATTTTACATCTGTTAGTCCTAGTCCAGGGTTTGAGATTATGATAAGCCCGTACTCGGACTGCTTCCATTTTCTCTGGGCCTAGTTTACGAGTTTGCAACCACGGATCACAGACCACTGCCCTCGAATCGGGATGACAGAGTACATGTTGGAACATCCAAGTGGTAGACATGCCTTCAAATACCCCTAATTCCAAATACAAAATGGGCTTATTGTAGTATTCGGGGATGATGTATTTAACAAAGGTTTCCCCATTTCGATTTAGGTGCCAGTGTCGTGTGAATTGAAAGTCATGTTCTGTAACGTCGATTCCGAATTTACGTGTCACGTTCCTTTTCCTCCTTCAAAGTTCGGTTTAAGTATTTATTCCCAACATCTTTATACCAATCACAAATAGACCCCACGTTATTATCCAGGCACTCTTGGAATATTGGTCGCCAAATTTTATATCCTTTTTCAGATTTGTTTCTACGTACATTTGAGTCACCATGAAAATGACGTATGACGACTTGATCGTCTGATAAATTCTCGGATTGGTATTTTGGGCTGCAATTATATTGGCCTTCCTCGCATAGTGTGTAAAAGGGTTTGTACATTACGGTAGAGAAGAAAGTCTGCATGAGATGCAAGACCTTCTCATCTGGAATGAATGTCGAATTTGCAGCTACCGACCATTCTAACCATTTATTGAGTACGGGAGAATCCGGTCTACAAGCCCATACTCCCCCATTAACAGAAGGCCAGTCACCTTCCAAAGTTTGGTCTAGGATGTCCTTGTCGATGATGTCAAATTCACGAAGTGTTTCTAGGCGTGATCGCATCATCCTACTCGCAACACGCCAATCACAAAATTGGGTCGAACAAAAACCGTTTTTATTAGCATAATAAAAGAGGGGTTCCAAACTACCATGAGTCGTAACATCGCAGTCTAAATAAAGGGATACATCTGCTTCGATTTGCTGTGCAATCGAAATTTTATTCAAAAATTGAGAATTTCTACCAGTTCGTTTAGGTGTATAAGAAACCGCTTTTGCATTCAGATGTTTATCCGCACATATAGTTTCAACAAGACTAATGGACTCCGGGTAAGCGTAAACACGAATTTCTTCATTCCAAAATTCCTTCAATGTCCACAAAGCCGTGGTAAGATATGGCAAATGGGGGATGGCACTTGTCAGAAAAAAGATAAGTCTATTCATTCATTTTCTCCTACTATTGATTCCGCCATCAACAAAACCATATTTGTATCTTTTCTTCATACACTCTTCACAAGGTTCTACATCAATAGAAAGACCATCTGTAACCACCGAAACTTCACAGACTAAAGCTGCTCCGCACTCTTTACAAAAAGCATCAATTCGTAATTTTGCTATGTCTGGCATGATTCACTCTCCTTCATGTTTTTGGCACGATTCAACTCCATTATTTTTTTACCACGATCCAACTCTTCTCTATACTCCCAAAAAGCTTTACGAGCCTCTTGTATGTCTTTTGTGTCCCAAATAGAAATAGGAATACTGATTGTTTGCAATTCTGTCCCAAGAGAATAGTTACAAAACACAAAAGACCCTTTTGTCCAACATTCATAAACACACACCACCATATTAGACTTGGCTATAAAAGATGCCAATCTATCACTAATATCCCAATGTAAATGCATGTGACCATGCTCATATTCAGCCATTTTCATTAACAATTTTTTAATCTTCATGATTCAACTCTTCTTTCTTTTTTCTTTTAGTTTCTGGTACAATTCTTTAATCTTCATAATTCACTCACCAGCTTTTCACATAATAAATATTTCTCATCTAGATCCTGATCCTGATCCTTGATTTCCTGCCAGTATTTATCCCAAGCTTTACGAGCTTCTTGATCGTCTTCCATTTCAAAAAAACGAACAGGAACATCTATTGTGTATTTATCTTCAACCCTCCAATCTGGTTCATAATAATAGTCGATTTGTATCATTTCCTCACCCACACACCACTCAACTACAACACATTCATAACCAGTGAGTATTCGCCACCTATTACTTACTGTATGCCCCAACTCATCAATATCAATTTCCAATGATCGTCGTTTGTCCCACATGTCTTTAATCTTCATTTTTACTCTCCATACTTTTCTTTTAAGGATAAATATAACTCTTTCTCGCCTTCTTTGAATTTCTCATCATTAATTCGTTTCTGCTTAGCAGCTTCGTTTTTTACTTTTCTTCTTTCCTCTTTTAGATAAGCTTCATAAGCTTTGAAGGCTTCTTCCTCATCGTCTATTTCAAAAAAACGTATAAGATAGCTACCTGTATAACATTCTTCACTTCCAGACTGCGAAGAATAACGATAATCAACTCTTATTACCTCATCATTAACCCACCAGTCAGTCACAAACCCCTCAAATGGATAATTATGGAGTATATGCCATCTCTCTCCTATTTTACTCGCCATTTCCTCCTCTTGAACTTCTAGCGATTGTTTCTTTTCCCACATTTCTTTAATGTTCATATTTTCCCACCTCAGCAGCATGTCGCGTAATTTCCCACGGATTCGTACAATATTCTGATAAAAACCACTTGTGTTTAACATACAAGAAGTCCGCCTGTCCGGCAGAACTACGATTTGAATGAGAAGTTAATTGATAAAAACCATGATCTTCCAAAAATGCGTGAGTTTCAACAATAGAACACCAACCACTTCCAGGTGGGCAAGATGTCATTTCCAGATTCACAAGTTGTATCTTTTTAAGAAGCTCCACTCCTCCACGCATAGCGTCTAACTCCCCTCCTTCGCAGTCAAGCCACAAAAGAGCCTTGCCAATTTCAACATTACTCCAAAAATTATCAAGTGTGCTACAACGTACTTGTATCTCTTCAACATTTTTTGCCTTACTCAAATCATGTTCAAATAACGAACTACCATCCCCATGTCTTTTCTTAATGAAAAATGGTTTAGTGCCTATTTCGTCACTAATCGCCACCTCTATTACTTCCCCAGGGTAGTCCTTCAAATTTTTAACTATACCGGGATGAGCTTCATAACCCGTGAACAAACAATTTGGCCATTCCTCAGCCAAAACTAGTGCCTCTTCGTGGTGATAACCAATTCCAACCTGTACCACACGATCTGGAACAAAGTCAAGTAATTCGGCTGTTATTCCACATGCTATGCCACTTCTCCGCATTAACCGGGACGCACACATATTTTAGTTCTCCTTTTTGTCTTGTTCGGGAAGGTACTTCCATGTACGACGGGTTTTAATGGCATATATTGTTTGATATGTGACCCCATAATCATCTGCAATCACCCTTTGTTTTTCTCCACTAACTATAAGCCTCCGAACTGCATATACATCCTCTTCTGTCAATTTAGCACTAGCATTTTTTTCACCCCTACTAAGACCTAATTGAGATTTACTCATCCTTGTGCGTTGTTCTACTGTTAAAACCTTTTTCGGTAGAGGTGTTGTTCGTCTAGGTTCCTGTTCTGTCAAATATTTCCAAGTTCTTCGAGCGTAAATATTATACACAGTTGTCTCAGCTATTTTGTATTCAGCCGCTATCTTTCTGTGTAATTCACCTCTGTCAGCCTTACGATAAATTTCAAGAACCTCCCTTTCCGTCAATCTAGCACTAGCATTTTTTTCACCTCTTGTTAATTCACTTATTTTTTGTTTTGTCTTCAAAGACAAAGGTATTCCTCTTCTACTAGACACTCGACCCATTCCAGCTTCACTGATTCTCCTTTTATGATCAACAGAAAGTTTTATTCCTTTATGGGATTCACTTATCTTCCTTTTAGTCTTTTCACTATGTACAAGTCCTACGATCCCCTCACCCCCCGCTGTGAGGTTGTAGCCTTTAGGAGCCCTAGTTTTGAACTTTTTAATACAAAACTGTTCAGCATCACTTAATTCATCGGGATCATCGTTCATTAACAAAATTCTCCAATTAAAAGCATCAAACCCGTGCTTTCGGATTGCTTTATGAAAAAAAGTGTCAGCCCCCCTCCTCGAATGTTTTTTATGCTCAGCCTTACGTATTTGCAATGTTCTTATGGTTTTTCCAACATAGCGTTTTCCATCCACCACATTCGTTACTAAATAAATAATCCCTAGTCTTTTCTCATCCATATCATCACTCCCAAAAATCCCCCCGCCCACGCAGGCGACCATAGGAATAGAATGCCCGACGCAGACGGAGTTGTTTAATTGGAGACTTCCTATGGTCAACGCTATCAATATAGCACAAACCCCAGATACGATCAATAGTGACTTCTTAATGTTCATTTTCTGGTAATCCCATAGCGTCTTTTGAAGCTTTAATGACGTTCCTATCAGAACTCCAGTGAAAAAATCCACGATCCTTCACATTAATCCTATTCACGGGATAACCCAACCTTGTAGCAACATACCACATATACCCGTCTTGGGTTGACTCAGGCAATGATCCGACACCACAAAACTTGTTAGCCGTATTAGCACTCATTTCAATAAGACCCTTTGCAAAAAAACCACACCAAGAAATTATTCGTGGGTGTTTGAGTTTGTCTTCCCCCGGCTCTGGTATAAGATTTAGAGGCTTTCCACAATATTTTTCAAACAATTTATCCAGCTTCATCATCTGATCAGGAGGTTTGGTAAAGCCCCATTTTTGTGCTACAATCCCCGGATAATTAGCAAACCACTTAGGATCAATCCAATTATCATCCCCAGTTGCCACGGTATCAGTGTCTATTTTCAACATGTAAGAAGTCCTTACATGCTTGGCAGCTACATGCAAAAACCCCGACAACATCTTAACTCGTTGAGGATTAGTCCACTTATCTCCACCATCCTTTATATTCAATTGATAATCAGGAAAAGGCCATCCAATAATTTGCAAATTTGGATGATCTACCACTTCTTGTATTTCTTTCTGATTAACCTGCTCAACATCATAGAACACTATCATCGGATGCTTCAACAAGCTCGGCTTATGTTTCTTCCACGTCGGCCAAGACCAGGAAAGCTGTCTAAGGTGTTTAGCATCTACCCCCACTACAGTTGTGTATTCTGGTATCATTGGGACACACACTCTTCCTCCATCTCCAATCCCAATTTTTTAAGTCCTTTTTTAATCCTCTCTTTTGCTTCGAATAAAGAAAGTGTTTCTCCTTTCTCAACACAACTATCCTCAAAACCATAAACTCGCCAATGATATCCTTGAGGTATTTGTATTTCATGGATATCTCCCAAACAATAAAGACCTGTAGACCCTACAAGCAAATTCCAAATACCTGGAACTTGTGTTTCTTTTTTGAAAGAACGTTTCCACACAGCATCTACCGTAATTTTAACTGTTTGATCACCATTTGTCACTATTTCCTCTTCTACAACAGATTCTTCCACAACAAACTCCTTTTTATCATTAATCAACTTTCTCAGTTTTGCTATCTCTTCCCATAATTCATTCTTCCAACTATGAATATCTCCAATAAACAGCCGCCAAGCAGCTTCCCCACAAGGTGTTACTTCCTCTTCTACATCAGATTTTTCCTCATTAACTTTTGCAAGAAGCTCCCTCGCAACCAAAGCATAATAAGAACCCATTCCTATTTCGTTTTTTACATCAAAAAAAGGAGTCAAATTATGTGAAACAGCAAATGCTATTAAACACTTTTCACTCAAATCTGTAAGAAATTCCTTCATTAATAATAGTTTTTCTTTATCAGTCATTTATTTTCTCCTTTTCCAATTAAGTATGTACTACTATCAACTTCCCTAATTAAACACTATACACTATATCGTAACTAATTACAACCCCACTTTACTTTTTTTTCTTCATACCACCAACTGATCCTTGTCGATCAATATCTTCTCCCAGTGGAACCCAATAAAACTCAATAGCAACAGAATCCTCTACAGCCTCAAAAGTATGCTCAACCCCTGGAGGAACATCCAGTATTTCTCCCTTAACCAAAACTGTATCATCCCAATACTTACTCACATCATCTTGTTCTATTTTTACATTCAACGCACCACTAATAACACAAAACCGATTCCATTTATGACAATGTATATGTGTCGAACAATAACCCCCCTTTTTGACTACTATCATATGAGCCGAAATCGAATTAAATTCAAAAATCTCTTGAGTCGTTCCCCACACCTTCCCGGATTTACAACCAATCAATGGAATGTCTCTACTACTATTATCTGTCATTTCTACACTCGATTCTTCAAAAAAATGAAAATTTTATCAAAATAAATTATTTC